CAAATGACGAATAGCAATACGAGTGCCTGGATTCGAACCAGGTCAAAGCCGCTAATCTGGCGGAAAGGCGTTATAAGTGCCCTCTGACTACCAAGTCTCACTCGCATAAAAGTTGCCTTGAAGCAACATATAAGACCTATAAGTTGCCTTGACTCAACAACCTTCTTCGTGGTCGGTGTGTATTCGTATGAGGTCGTCTGCTTCTTTGTATTGTCTATAAGGAATCATCATAGCATCTCCGTGTTCGCTAGTAACAATAAAAGACTCTCCATTTTCCACTCTTTCTAGTAGATTATCAAAGTCTTCTTGAAATTCTTCTACCGTAAACTTTTCCATTTATCAAAGAGGATTTGAGTATGCAAGACAATCATCACTTACCTGAGCACGAACCACTTCCAGTACATTCATAAACTGGTCTGGAGTTTCACAATTCACAACTCGTTCACCACCCTCACTCGAATACAGATAGAACTTACGAGCAAGCGTATCGACAACACAACGGGTCAGGGTCTCTTCGGCAGGCATCAGGCGTTTCGTTTGATTACCTAGGTATTATAGGGCATCTGGGGGCAGGTGTCAAGGGGTTTTGGGCACCAAATTGAGTTATAATACATAGTATAGAAAAAATAATAAGTATGAGTGATTTTGTAAAAAAAGGTTGGTATTATCTTCCAAATATTATTACCAAAGAAGAAGCAATACAAATCAAATATCAAAACTTATGTGGTGCTATAAATGATTTAGGTTCTTTAGAGGGACATTGGGACCCAGAAAGAGGTAGAGTTTTGACTTGTTATGCTCCACCTTCTTGCACCTTTGTAATGAAGAGAATTCAACCAGTTCTTGAAGATTTACTAGGTGAAGAACTCATTCCAACATATTGGTTCTCCACAACTTATCATAATGGTGGATGGATGAACTGCCATACTGATCGTCCTTCTTGTGAAGTATCAATCACTATGAATATCTGTGGTGATGCTTCTTGGCCAATTAAAATCAAAGACCTGACTGGTAAAACAATTAAAGCAGTTACACCAGTTGGAGATGGAGTTGCATACTTAGGAACACTTGTAGAGCACTGGAGAAGTCCTCTGAGAACTCACAATAATGATCGTTTTATGCAACTATTCCTACACTTTGTACGAAAGAATGGTCAGTACGTTGATTATGCTTATGATAAAAATGAAAAATGCTATCAGTTACTCAACAGATAAGGGGTCATTAATCATAGGAATCTGAGAAACTTCAGACCACCTATCATAAAGTCTTAAAACTTCTGAATTGTCTTTTACAATTAGTGGTAATGGCGGAAATCCTTTGGGAAATGTTTGTGAAGAAGGAAGGTCTCTTAGTTCTTGTCTCCAGGTTTTAAAGTCAACGTCTAGTGATATTTCTTGTTCGGTTCCTTTAATTACAATCCAATCTGTAGTTGCAAGAATTTCATCACGAATTATACGAATTAAATCATATCTTTTCTTTTCTTCTCTTGAATCATAGAGATTTATTTCATTATCCCATTCTGATTGAGTCAATATCCAGAGTCCTTCTGTTGGATTTACAACAGTCTCATCAGGACAAGTAGATAGTGAATATGGAACATTATTTTCATCTGTTAAGTCATAAATTCTTTCTAAACCTTCAATATTTGGAATCATATATCCTTGTGCTGGTGTTATCGCATATTGACCAGTATCACGATTTATCCAATAGTGCTTAAGAAGTTTAGACATATCTCTAGTAAACTTTTATTCCATATTTATCTTCAAGTTCTTTATCTTGCTCTGCTTTGGTTTTAATTCCTTGTATAGTCATCCAATTTACCATAGCATAACGAGTTCCTGAAATGACTGGTTCTACCTGATGAAGATAATATTGTGTTGATGGAAAAGCAATAAGAAGCCCTGGTTCTGGACGTACTCTAATTCTTAAATCTGGAAATACAAAGTCTCCTCCCTCAAACTCATCATTTAGAAAAAGAACCGTAGATAAATCTCGTTCAACAGATTTTTTCCAAATGATAGTTCCATCTGGATTTTTCCACTGTGCTACTGCATCATAATGAGGTTTATAGTGACCTCCTTGTTCATAGACAAGAAGTTGTGGAAGTTCACTATCTCTTATCTTGAAATCATAAAAAGGATTAATAACGTGATGAACTATATTATCATAAAGTTCCTTAATCTGTGGCAATATTTCTATTATATCTGCAGATTTTACATCTCTGGAAGACCTATCAACTTTTCCGGGATTATCATCAAAAGTTTTATTTGCTTTATCTGGATCAAATACACCCATTTGTTCTTGTGAAGAATTATTTGCGTGATTGATTAGGAAATCAATTGCATCTGATGTAAGAACTTTTGGTTGTATTAAAATATTTGCAAGAGTGTCATTCATATAAAGATGATATAGTTGTTGTATTTAGACTGATTGTCCTCCTGAAGTTGCTGCTATATTCTGTTTTGCTTGAGATAATTTAGGTATTGGTACAAATACTGTTTCTGTAGAAAAATCTAAGCGATCAATTGTAGAAACATTAGTAAGAGGAGCGTCATTCCCACCACCAAAGTAACCATAAGAAAAATTTGAGGTTGCTGTTATATTAGATCTTCCCTGAGATAACTTAGGAGTTGGGGTTGTTACGATGTCTGTAGAGAAATCTAAACGATTTATGGTAGAAATTAGAGTCGGTGCAACATAACCACCACCAAAATAAGCATAAGAAGCACTTGAGGTTGCTGCTAAAGTGGAATTTGTTGTAGATAACTTAGGCGTTGGAGTTGTTACAGATTCTGTAGAGAAATCTAATCGGTCTATGGTGGAAACATTATTAGTAAGAACAAAACCACCACCAAAGTAACCATAAAAACTACTTGAAGTTGCTGCTATACTCTGTTTTGCTTGAGATAACTTAGGCGTTGGAGTTGTGACTGTTTCTGTAGAAAAATGTAAACGGTCTATTGTGGATCTACGAATAACAGGAGGAAAAGTAAGTCCACCACCAAAGTAACCATAAAAACTACTTGAAGTTGCTGATAAACTGGTTCTGGCCGCAGTTAACTTAGGAGTTGGAGTTGTTACAGATTCTGTAGAGAAGTCCAGACGGTCTATGGTACTGAAAAGCAGGGGTCCAGCGCCGCCTCCACCAAAGTAACCGTAAAAACTACTTGAGGTTGCTGCTAAATTGGATTTTGCTACAGATAACTTTGGTGTTGGAGTTGTTATGATTTCTGTTGAAAACTCTAAACGGTCTATGGTACTGTTGGTGGGCAGCTGGCCACCACCAAAATATCCAATACGAGCCTGCTCAGGCCAAGAAGCAAATTTATTATTTTGCTCTACGTTTTCTACTTGTTTTTCATAGACATCTCTTAGTCCAAAGACATCTCCTACAAAATTTCCATATCTAGAAGGATTACCACCACTACCTCGAATGACTGGCATTTTACGTTACTTCTTAAGCTCTGAATTAAATAACGAACTTGTAATTTGTTTTGCTTCTTTTTGCTCAACACCAGAAAGAAGTTGCCGACTCATTCCTGTAATTTCTTCAATACCAGCAGCAACATTTTCTTGAAGTTTATTTAAGAAATCAAGAGGATCAGTTGGATCTCCAAATGTTCCCTTTGTTCTATTTAAATCATCATCCATTACTGTGGGGGCACTTGCACGTCTCATAGAACGAATATTACCAGCATTTACGCCAGTTTTTGCTTGAAGTAAATCATCTAATGCCTGATTAGACAATCTACGTTCCCAATAAACTGGTTGATCTTCAATAAATTGTTCTCTTGTAATTAATTTTCCACCATTCAATTCAATCAGACGATTAATCAGTTTATCAAAAAACTCAAGTTCGTGTGCATAACACTTGAAGTTCTTAATTAAACCTTGAAGCATTCTATTAAAGTTAAATTCCTCAATATCATACCAACATAACTCTTCACCACCTTCACGAGTCTTCCACCAAATTGGTTGTGTCTTATCCTTCCCATCCCACTTATAATGAAATTCCCTTGCTTGTTTCTTTGCGTCAATAATTTGTTGAAGTAGTCCTTCTGCAGAACTTTTACGATTCACAAGTGCTGATTGAAATGCAGATGGAATTGTAAAGTTATCGTGAACAATAAATTTTTCAATTTGAAACTCTGAACGAGTATGTGATAATTCAGTTTCACTCTCATTCCAACGATCTACTTCGTTGAGAACCTTAAACATAAACTCATTATTATCATCTAATACTTCTTTAGGAGTTGCAAGAGCAATTACCTCATAGTTATTTTGCATAGTGTTGTTCATTTATTTTATCTTTTGGTATTTAGATTGTTTTCTACACAGAAGAATCCAGTCGTTTCATTATACTTTTGAACTTTTGTAATCTTAAAGTTTTTATTTTCTAAAAATTCAAACAAATCTTTAGATGTTTTATCACTCAAATCATTATGATACTCACCTACAATCTTTTCAACTTTAAATAATAACTTTGATTTCATTAAAATTTCATATTCAGATCCTTCGGCATCTACTTTAAGTAAAGAAACCTTAGGAAAATTAATCAAAATATCATCAAGTCCTACAGTTTTGACTTTAGTTTTAAATTCACTTTTCTGATAAAAAGAGTGCATTCCAGTATTACTTCCAGGAATTATAGTAAGTTCTTTCTCTCTTTTCCTATCTAATACTGCAAGATTATATGCCTGAAAACACTTATAATCTTTCAAATTATTCATAAGTTCTTCAAAATTCTTTGGTTCTGGTTCAAATGAATGAATTTGTTTGCAACCTTTGTCCATACACAGTTGAGTGAAGTATCCTTTATGTGCTCCAATATCAATTACAACATCTTCTGGTGAAAAACTTTCTACCTGATATTCATTCTTTTGGTAGACTTGTTCATAAATCCAATTATCACCACAAACAAATTTTTGATTTGAGAACTGACCAATCAATTCTTTCCATACAGATGCCGACTTATTCCAATCATAAGTTTCTCTTGTGAGTTTTGATAGGTCTTTTGTTGCATTATAAAAAGTCTCTGGTTCTTTATCAAAAAACTCAAAGCATCTTGAAACTTCTTCTGCAAACTCATTTATAAACTGAGATGATGGTTTCCATCCTGTTGGTGTATTCTCACCAGTCATAGAAATATATTTTCCTTTACCAAATGAAACTTCTGGAAGTGCTCCAATATTACTTGTAATTGGATAACAACCACAAGACATAGCCTCTGCTAATGAAAGACAGAAGGTTTCTTCCCATACATTTGGATGAACAAAGAATGCAGCATCCTGAATATGAGATACCAATTCTTCTCTTTCAATACAAGGTGAGTAAAGAACATTTGGAAGTGTCTTTAATTCTTGAATTGCTTCCAAGAACTCCTCTGTTTCTTGTTGAGTACTTCCAGCATTCTCATACAAAGACATAGAGGAGAAGACTTTAAGATGAGCATCTGGATGATTTTTAATCACTTGTTTCCAGATTTTTGGAAGGGGTGTAATTCCTTTATGAGGAGCAGAAAAGAAGATTGCGGTCTTTGATTTGGGTTTTGATGATGGGACAAATATTGAATCTAATCCATAATAAATCACCTTCAGTTTTTCTTCTGGTGCTCTTTTGTATTTGATATATTTCTGCCTTTCCCATTCCGAAAGACATACAATCGCACTTAACTGATTTGCGACTGCAGGTAAATTTGCGTGTATTGGTTGGTCACAATTATCGTGTGCCCAGAGTATCTTAATTGGTTTTGATGATTCTAGAAGTTCTTGCGATGACCTTGCAATATGAACTTCTTGTGGAATATTGAGATGTTGTGAAAGATAATAAAAAGAACTTTCAGTTGCTCCAGACTTCATAAAGAATAATGTAGTTGTTGTATTTAGATTGATTAGGTACTCAAGATATATCCGTACCTCCTCCTTGAGAACCATTAGCGACACCTGTTGATTGAGCTCCTGAGGTTGATCCTATGTTAGATTTTGATTGTGCTAATACAGTTGCTAGAGTTAATCTAGTTTCTGTAACGAAATCTATACGGTCAATAGCGTTTGTTCGAACCAGAGGTGCTGTTTGCCCACCGGCAAAATAACCATAAGAAAAGTTTGAGGTTACTGCCATACCAGATTTTCCTATAGATAAGGTAAGAGTTGGAGATGATGTTACGGTTTCAGTAGAAAAATCTAAACGATCTATAGTAGAAAGATAAGTAAGAGGAGGATTGAAATATCCACCACCAAAGTAACCATAAGAACGACTTGAGGTTGCCGATAAAGGAAATTTTGATTGAGTTAATTTAGGAGTTGGTGTAGAAAAAGATTCCGATGATAGATCCAAACGGTCTATGGTGGAAATACCAAGAGCCGTAACACGACCACCAGCAAAGTAACCATAATAATTAGTTGCGGTTGCTCCTGCACCAGATTTTGCTATAGGTAGATTATTAACCGAAGATGCTACGGTTTCTGTGGAAAACTCTAAACGGTCTACGGTGGAACGCAAAGTACCCCCAAGAGCAGTACTTCCACCACCACCAAAATATCCATAATAACTACCTGAGATTGCTGCCGTATTATTTCTTGCTTGGGTTAGCACAGGACTTGGAGTTGTTCTGATTTCTGTGAAGAAATCTATACGTTCTATTGTAGAATAATTAGTACTAATAGTATAACCACCACCAAAATATCCATATAACACACTTGAGACTCCTGACATAAATCCTCTTGTTGCAGGCAAATTAGAACCCGGAAGTGTTATAGTTTCATTTGAAAAATTTATACGTTCTATTGTAGAGACATAGGGGATAATACCACCCACATAATATCCTCTAACAGAACCCTCAGGCCAAAAACTAAATTTTGCATCATTAAAGGATACATTCTTGACTTGTTCTGCTCTAGCTTCTTGAAGTGAGAATACTGACATTACAGACCAAAGATAGGATATTTTGAAGTTTCCTTTTTCCAAAACTCCATATGATCGTATTTATTCATTACATACTCAGAAAGGTACTTTGAGTTATCACGATATATCTTCTCTACTCTATTTCTTACAGTATGCATATTCTCTAAACGATAAACCTCATCGTTCTCATTTGCCTTTGGAGTTACATTCTCAAAGATATGAGAGTAACTTGGTAGATTTAGAAACTCATAAATCCGATTGAGTTCTCTTTGTGGTTCTTGAACTAGATTATCATACTCAATAAGTAACAAGTTGTTCTCATATCCCTTACGAAAGGCTTCTTTAAGTGCGTGATAAGATTGCCCTATGATACCTTGTGAAGACATTAGATAATCGCAACGATTATTATCTGTAATTTCTATTTGATTTTTGAGTAATACTTCGTCAATAAAGGAGATTGTTTTTGATTTGCGAATCAGTAGCATAAAGGAAGACAAAATATCTTGAATAGACCTTACAGGACAGATAATCTTTGGATCTGGTGTAATGTAATCTTGAATATGTTGAATTTGATTGACCCAACCTCTTGACTTATCAATAATAATATTCTGAGAAGTATGAAAGTAATAGTTATCAGGTATGGATGATAGAACTCTATGTGCTCCTTCTGGATTTGGTGTTGCCTTATATTGCTCTGAATTGTGTAAAAGGTACTCTTCGGTATAGTGAATGGTATCCAGAAGTGGAGAGTTTGTGGATGCGTGTATCTCTGGGTTCTGATTTAAAAGAGCAGTCAAAAGTGTGGAACCTGAACGTGGAAGTCCAGACATAAAATAAAAGGTTCTCATAAATTATACTGATTGCCCTCCATAAACAGCAGCTGCTAAATTTCTTACAGCAAGTAAATTGGCACCTGTTACTGCAGTCTCAGCAGAAAAATCAAATTTTTGTATGGTGGTTGGAGTTCCGGCATAAAAACCATAACTAAAGCTTGATACAGCAGCTCTACCACCGAATGCAGATGAAGCAACGGCAGGAAGTGTTGTTAATGTCTCATTTGCGAATTGTAAACGTTGAAGAAATCCACTATAACCATCATTAACATATCCATTAGCAGCACTTGCAAATGATGTGTTTTGGGGTGCTCCTACTGGTAAATTTGCTACAAATTTTACAGATTCTGTTGAATAATCTATACGATCAATTGAACTTATAGGATTTGGATCGCTTACTCCTGCATTAAAATATCCAAAGTTTGTACTTGAAAAAGCGGAGAACTTATATCTATTTCTATTGATTGGTGTACTGAGGGATTGAACAGTTTCGGTTGAAAAGTTTAATCTGGTTATGTTAGATGAACCAGCATTTGGTGCAGTTGGACTAGGAGCTCCTCCAGCAAAATATCCATAAGAACCTTTATTAGTTATTCCGGCAAGCCAACCTCTTGCTGCTGGTAAAACTGCACTTAATACTGATGTGGCATTTGTTGCATAATCAATCTTATTTATTTCTGTTACTGTAGGTGCTCCACCACCAAAATATCCAAAAAATGGAGCACTTATTGTCCCCTGAGCTGCTCTTCCTGTCGGTAAATTTCCTACAGATGTTACGGTTTCTGTTGAAAACTCTAATCTATCTATACTAGATAATACTGTAGATGGAGGAGTAAGTCCTCCTCCCCAATAACCCTCAATAGCACCTTCAGGCCAACTAGTAAAGTTCTTATCTTTTACATTCTGAAACTGTCTTTTATAAACCTTGTTAAGACTAAAGATTCCAGTAGCCATTTTTATTTACTCTTCCTGAAAGACATGAGATCCAACATGACTAAGATGAATAGTTGTATCTAACCAAGACTTATATCCAACACTTGATGCTCTCTCAAAGAATGAAAAATCTTCCGGTAGAAAGTGCATATCTTTTTTCATTTCAAGAAAATAATGATAAGAATTATTATACTCTTTTTCTGTTACTGGATAGTTTGAGTTATTTAGAGTGGGGTAATACTTCAATTCTTCTCCATAGTGATTTTGAATGCTCTGAAAAACTTTTCTACGAATACAACAAAATCCAAAACCAATATTTTCTATCTGAACTAGACTATCTTCTGCAACTGGTGGAGATGATATATTGTAGTTATATCTCAAAGGAATACTCTTCATCGGATATGCTCCACATATAATCTCCTTATCAGATAAAATAAGATTCAATGCATCTTCTGATGCAAATCCAACATCAGCATCAATAAATAAAATCTTTTCATACTCAGTATTATTCATAAAAAAATTAGCAATTCTAGATCTACCCTTTGTGATAAGACTTTCATTAGCAATAGTCAAAAATCCATGATCTATTGATTTAGTTCTCAAATCCTTCCCAAGATTAAACAGTCCCTTTACAGTTTTATCACTAACCATTCCACCATAACAAGGCATTGCAATTAAAACTGAGTTCATAATCAAATACTTTATTGAATTATTATACTATGTATTTACCGGAAACACAAACTGTTAAACTGTTAGTATAACTCGAAAATGCTCTGATCGTTTCTAAAATACCAAGTCTTGTTGGTCTTTCTAAAATTTCAACAATACTGTTTTTCGGAATAGTGAGATTACGAACTAGAAATCCAACTCTAACTCCAGAACTATTG